GGCGAGTTAATGGGGGACATGAACGACACGCCCACTGACGCAGAGCTGCTTGCCAGCGATGTGTTGAGTGAGCTGCTCGTGGATGCGTCCGGCCAAGTCGAGTCTGCGATGCTATCCGGCAAGCGGTATCTGCCTGCCGACCTGGAATCACTGACGGGCAACTCGCTGGGGTTCCTGAAGAAGATCGTCTGTACGATTGCGATGGCCGACCTTTACGAACGTCGGCCGGGCTACCACATGGAACAGGCCAAGGCTTACACAGAACTGGCGCAAGCCTATCTGAAAGCACTGCGAAACGGCGAGAACCTGTTCAACCTGGACGACCACATCAACGCCGCAAACCCAGACACAACTGCTCCGACGGTTGTTGATTACACAAACCTGAACTTTTACCCAGAACAGATGGGCAGGCACCTCGTTCCCAGATGGAACCGTTTGCCCGCAGGACGTTAAAGAAGGAGAACGAACATGGCAGCTGGCGTTTTTAGCGGCATTCTTCCGATGGGATTCCCGCATCGCAGTACCGGCGCAACGCTCGTTGAGTTTGGCAGTGCCGCAGATACAGGTTCCGGTGACGACGCTACGATGCTGAAACTTGGCTACTGCGAAGACCGAGTTCAGATCGACGAGAGACCTCAGTGGGAAGACATCAGGAACGACATCTTCGGCGGCATGGCCGGGATTCCTTCGGAGGTCCAGTACCTCGGGTCTGTCGTCTACGTCCATTGCAACCTGAATCGGTTCAATGACTACCACATCAAGAAGTTGTCCTCTATTCACCCGTCACTTTCTCAGGTCGTTGGCGCAGAAGTGGCCAATCAGATGACTGGAACGACTGGCGATGTCGTTAGTGGGCCGATGGGCGCGTTCATGCGACAGGGTGACAACGCGACGATCACCTACATGGAAACCCTACGACTGTCGTCTGCTACAGAAAACTTGACTTTCCACAAGGCATTTCTGCGGCAAGGAAAGCGGTTTAACATGGGTGTTCGGCACCAGCAGGTGATGCTCGTGTTTGAGTGCCACATCTACAGCCCGTGCGACCTGGAGTTGTACGAAATCGCAGCCGGTACAAACCCCTGTACCTAATTGACATCCCACTTGGCACGTAAGCAAAGCCGCGAGTTGCCACTATGCCTTTCCTCGGAGTAGTACCCCAGTCGTTTCCGCACTTCGCCACTGGGCCGACGTTGGTCCAATTCCACGGCTACAATCTGGGCTACTCCGAGGACCGAATCCAAATCGACGAAACGCCCTTCTTCCACGAAGTCAAGAGCGATGGATTCGGTGGCTCTGAAGGGCCGCCCTGTGACGTGCAGTATCTTGGATCGCTTATCTACGTCCGCTGCTCGCTGAATCGGTTCAACCAGACGACTCTTAAAAACCTCAGTAGTATTGCGACTGAAGATGCTCGCATTACTGCGCCTGGAATCATGCCTCGTGCTGGCTGGTACATGCGGCAGGACGACGGGTTGGAAGAACTGGTTCTAACCAGTAAAGAATACATCGTCACGTTCGCCAAGGCCGTTCTTCGCCAGGGTCGAAAATGGACAATGGGCACGCGACATCAAGCATTCATCTTGCTGTTTGAGTGTCACATTGACAACGCCTGTGACTGCAAGATCCTTGAGTACGGCGACGGGGAAGATCCCTGCGATCCAGCCTACCCGTATCCGTGGACTGAATCTCACCAAACTCTTTACGCACTAACCCACCCAAGGACCTAACAATGGCAGAAACCAAAGACGGAACGCCAGAAACCACCACCGAACGAGACATCTTTCGCTTCCACGACGGCACCAAAGATCGCGCCGCCGACCCCATGAAGATCTGGTTTGCCATGTGGGCAGACGAAACGATCGACCTTGAAAGCGCAATCAAGCGGTTTGAGAACAACGAAATGGAGGCCGTGCAGGAACTCATCGGCAGGGCCAGGATTTGGATTGGCATCCCCGAATTCAACGAAGCCGACGGCACCGGCCTGACCGATTTGGAATTCTGCCGGGTGTGGTGGCAGTGGCTCAGTTTCGTCGTGGAACTCAAAAAAAAACGAGGCCAGTTGCCGATGCCTTTGCGTCTCTTGGGACGACCGCTCCCTGGGAGCCCCTCGACGCCGAAACCCGGTTCGGGCTCGTCATCCACGCCGAACGAATCGCCAAGCGTCGAGCCTACCACAACCTTCAATCCGTCGCTGGAGCCATCGGAAGCTGCTTCGGCGGCACCGGCCTAGACAAGTCCTGGTTTGACGCGATGGCAAGGACTCCAGAAGAAGCCGAGTACCAGTTCGAGAAGGACCGGTTCATGATGGAGTCGAGGCGAATGATGCAACAGATGCGGTAGACACATGGACGAAGGCCCAATCCAAGACGCTCTGATTGTCAGGATGGTGGCGGAACTAATGAAGGGTCTTGCCACTGCCTCTGAGACCGAGGCAGGCGAAGGCGAGAAGGTTAGCTTCGCCGCCAACCCCGATGCGTTTAGCGTTTCAGAGCAGGGTGGTCTGCTTGGCAACGAGCCGCCTGCCGCACTGCAAGAAACGGGTGAACCTGCCAATCCTGTTTCGCCCGTCTCAGCAACTACTTCGGCTGCTGAACCTGAAGTCAAGCGTCCTGCCATCTTTGGCGATCAATCCAAATCAGAAATCATTGAGCAGGCTTTTGGTCTTGCCACTGAAACACAGCAGCCTACATCGCCAGCGGTTGTTTCAGTCGCGAAGCCAGACATCAAAAACGAGCCGCAGCCGGATATTACGTTTCCAGAACCACAAGCCGTTCTTGCTGCCCCACCGGCAAGCTCACCGGACATTGGAAGAGTCGTTGCTACTGCCCCTCCGCCAGTCGAGCCGCAGCCATTCCCTTCGATTATTGAGAATGGTTCCGCCTCTGTCACGCCAGAACTTTCGGGCACAAATCCAATTGTCACTTTTGAACCACAGCAGGTTGAGACGCCCAAAATCACGACCGCTGAGAGTGATGTCAAACAGACTCTGGCTGTCACGTTTCCCGAACCGCCGCCTGCCTTTGTAGCTCAATCGACAAATCCGCTGGACACTGGCGGAGCCGTTATTGACGCCAATTCGCAAGCAAAATTGCAGCCACTCATCCCAGCCGCTGAGAACGCTCCTGCTGTAGTCAATCCAGAGCCAATCGTATTTGAGCCAAGTCAACCTGCTGTCGCTCCACAAACTAGCCCATCGGACATAAGCTCGCTTTTCACCTTTGGTCAGCAGCCGGCTAAGTCGCCAGAACCTGCGGCTATCGAGAACGCTCCGACATTGACGCCAACGCCGAACGTTACGCCTTTTGAACTACTGCCTGCCCTTGCCACTCGGCCGCCAGACGCACCAGCCGCTGAAGAGATCGTCACCGCCTCTCCGCCAGTCGAATCGCAACATCTCGCACCGATCCTTGAGAACAAGCCTGCCGTCGCTTCGCCCGACTCGGATAGTGCAAGCCCAGTTGTCACTTTTAAGCCAAAGCAAGCTGAGTCGCAGCAATCCCCGACGTTCGAGAACGCCGCCCCACCGACGCCGAACGTCACGATTCCCGAACCGCAAGCCCCTGCCGCCCGGCCGCCAGACGCACCAGCCGCTGAAGAGATCGTCACCGCGACTTCTCCACCAGCCAGATCGCAACCGTTCGCTTTAGATACTGAAGACGCTCCTATCGCCCGGCCCGAGGGTTATCCAAGCACGGAAGCAATCTTCACCTTTGGTCAGCAGCAAGCTGAATCATCGCTATCTCAAGTTCCTGAAAGCATCGCTGTCTTTGGCCATCCAGCACGCCCGCCTAGTGCAGAAGCGATTGTCGTACCGTCGCCCACAACCAGTCCGGCATCCGTCGCCGCATCGCCATCCACAGTCCAAGCACCAGCCACACCGACGCCTCCGACGACCACTGCGCCACCGCATTCTCCAGCACCTGTTGTCCAGCTACCTGCCGTCAACGTTGGTAAGCCAAAGGGCGTCGATTCTGTCGTCAATTCGCCAGCCGGAGAACCTGTTACTCCGCCCTCCGCTGCCGTTAGCCCGGACAATGTCGCCGCACCAGGACCACCGCCCGCTGCCAGCCCGACATCCATCATCGCACCGAGCACGACTGCTGAGACACCACCGCCACTCGACACGACATCGCAACCAC